GTACGGGAATGCACAGGTGTACGGGCAGATGGATATTATTACTGTATTAGATATTGGCAGTGAGCGTGGATGTTTGACAATCTACAGGGACTCAGAGATAGGAGTTAGGGTAACTAGGGGTTGTTTCACTGGTTCTATTGAAGAATTTCTTGAAGCTGTCGAGTCTACTCATGGCGATAATATGCATGGTAAGGTTTATAAATCTTTAATCGAAACCGCTAAAATCCAATTTGGACTAGACTAAACAACCAGTTGTAACCTCCATGTATAATATGCATGGAGGTTACATTATGACTAGTAAAAAAGAATGGTACCAGGGCATGAAATGTACGGCGGTTAGCCGTAGGACAGGGAACCCTTGCCGAAGCTACGCTGTGAAAGGTACTACTGTGTGCCGTAAGCATGGTGGCTCTGCACCTCAGATTAAAAAAGCGGCGAAGCTGAATTATGCACGCTATGTTGTCCAGGAGAAAGTGCGCCGCGAAGTAGGCGCACTAGCCGTAGATGTGCCTATCGAGTCACGTGTAACAGACCCACTCATAGAGCTACAACGGCTCACTACCGAAGCAATCCATTTCAAAGATGTGCTAGGCAAGATGGTGAATGAGTTGAAAGATATTGAGCGAATCACCACTGATGGGGCTGTGCAGATACGTGCCGCTGTGCAGCTGTACGGCGAGGCTATGGATCGCACCGCTAAATTCCTTGATATGGCAATGAAGCACGATATTGCCGGAAAAATTGTTCAGATTGAGGCAGCTAAGGTATCTGCCATATCAGCCGCTATTTCACGAGCTTTAGCGTCTGCTGGTCTGACTAGTGAGCAGGAAAATACTGTGCGTAATACTCTCGCTATTGAGCTGCACGCCTTAGAATCGCAGGGGGAGTAAAATATTCTACTCAGAATTGGCGCGTGCCGTAGCCCCACGCACAGTATCATGGGCGACACCCGGTGAGTTGGCGGCTGATCTAGACCCCAAAAATGTGCAGACACCCGCACTCGATGTTATTGATGCTGCTCTTGTGCGCGCATACAACACACCTGATGCTCGACTGATTATTTCCATGCCTCCGCAGGAGGGAAAATCGCAGCGTGCTACACGCCGGTTTACTGAATGGGTATTATCAAAAGACCCTGACAAGCGTGTTATTATCGCATCCTACCAAGCTGCTATCGCTTCTGACTGGGGTCGTACTATACGTAACGATATACGTGAGCATGGCGAGAAAATGCAGATCGAGCTTGCTGCTGACTCGTCTGCGGCGCACTATTGGCATATACGCGGGCATGCAGGGTCGCTATTCTGTACAGGCGTTGGCGGCTCCATGACAGGTAAACCAGCCGATGTTCTTATTATTGACGACCCCGTGCGCGGCATGGAAGACGCACGCTCAGAGGCTTACCAGCGTCGCGCCTGGTCGTGGTGGACTTCTACAGCCTCCACACGTCTAGCCCCCGGTGCACCCGTAATTATGATTCTTACTCGCTGGCATGAGAATGACCTTGCGGGGCAGGTCATGGCTAATCAACCTGGCGAGTGGGAATATATTCGCATACCTGCACAGGCAGACCATAGACCCGAGCATGGCGAGACAGACATTCTAGGGCGCGAGCCGGGCGAATTTATGATTAGCGCCCGTGGCAGGTCGCGTGAGAACTGGGAGAAGCGAAAACGCGACGCTAACCCGCAAGCGTGGGCTGCACTGTACCAGGGCACACCTGCACCTGATGAAGGCGGCATATTCCCCGCATCCGAGGATTTAGCGCGCTACACGTCGCCTATCTGGGTAGAAAACCCTGACGGATCACGCACATTCCCAGGCGTAGCAAACGGCGGCATCCTAGTACAGTCATGGGATTTGACTTTTAAAGACACGAGCGGGTCTGACTATGCTGTTGGGCAAACCTGGTATGCAGAAGGTAATACCGCGTACCTTGTTGACATGGTGCGTGAGCGGATGAATTTCACCCGCACATGCGAGGCAATCGAGGCTATGGCGTCTAAATACCCTCAGGCAACAATCAAATATGTTGAGGATAAAGCGAATGGTCCCGCCGTGATAGACTCGCTACGTTCGCGTGTGCCTGGTATTATTCCCGTGAATCCTGAGGGCGGCAAGGTTGTGCGCGCTAACGCAGTCACAGCGTACATACACTCCAAAAATGTGCTATTCCCGTCGCCTGCCTTGCTCCCAAATGTGGAAGAGCTAATCACGGAAATGCGGCAATTCCCGGCTGGCGCACACGACGATACTGTGGACGCTATGACACAAGCGCTAAACCAGATATACCATCACCCGATATACGGAGGGTATGATGATGTGCAAGACTATACCGATTACGACTATGAGATAGGATACGCATACTAATGAGTATTTTTACCGCACGCCGCGAGCGGCGAGAGCTGCAAGAAGCCACGCGAGAGCTGCAAGAATCAATAGCTGATCTAGAGCAGGCATGGGCGCAAAATACGGAATGGCGCTCCATCGCGGCGGCAGCAGAAACAGAGTTCTCCCTGTCTGGTATCCAGAATATTGCTGAGACATGCCGCGTACTCGCAGTAGCAGACCCACTAGGGAAACGCGGCGTTAGCATCCGTACATCATATGTTTTCGGGTCGGGTATAGGCATAACCTGTGATGAAGAATCTGGTGTGAATGAGTTTGTGCAGGATTTCCTTGACGACCCTGATAACCGCATCTCCCTGACTGGGCATAGCGCACACCAGGCGCTCGGCGTGCATGAAGCAGCGGACGGAAATATTTTCTTTCTGCTGTTCACTGACCCTGCTACCGGGCGTACCGTTGTGCGCACAGAGAGCATCGAACATATCGAGAAAATACTGCCAATGCAGGAAGATAGCGCCCGCCCTGCACTATACCTACGCTCTCACTATCAGGACGGGCGCACCACAAAGACCTGGCACCCTGCACTAAATTTCCAGCCCGTGAATAAATATGCAGAACTAGACGGCGTGCCCGTGGACTGGAACACACCAATCTACCACCACGCCGTAAACCGCATACCCATGAGCCTACTCGGCACACCCGACCTATTCGCAGCGTCCCCGTGGATTAGCGCATATAAGAATTACCTGCAAGACTGGGCTAGGCTCATGCGCGCGATCAGCAAAATAAGCCACCGAATCACAGGCAAAACCTCACGCGCAGTACAAGAAGCCCGCAGTGCAATACAACAAGCCGCCGCAGCCACACAGCCCGGCGCAATAGGGTTAGTAGATGCCGAAATCACCACCATGCCAAACACAGGCGCAACCATCGACGCGGAATCAGGTAAGCCCCTAGCCGCAATGATCGCCGCAGCATTAGGCGTACCCGTCACCATGTTACTAGCAGACCCCGGGCAAACCGGCGCTCGCGCAGTAGCAGAAACACTAGACCGCCCCCTACAACTCGAAATCGAAGCACGCCGCCGCACCTGGGAAGAAACATACCGCGCCATCATCAACCACATCATCAACACCCAAACCACACTAGGCAACCTGCCGCAAGACGCGCCCCTCACCATCACATTCCACTGGGACGACATCACACCCGAACCCACCCAAGCACAGCTAGACGCGATCACCACAGCAGACCAGCTCGGAGTGCTCCCACTCGAACAGACAGCCCTACTAGCAATGCGCGCCCTCGGAATCACAGACCCAGACGAAAAAATCAACGAGCTACGCGACGCAGACGGACAAATCCACCGCACCACCGAAACAACAGGCGACGCACTAATCCGCGCCGCATACGCAGGAGAAATCAAATGACCCCAGAAGAATACGCCCAAAACCTACAACAAGACCTCACCCAAATAGAAAACCAAAACACACAACCACTCATCATCGCCGCACACCAAAACCACCAAAACCTAACCACCACACTCGCCGCCATCACCGCACTAGGCACACTCACACCACGCCACACACGACGCAAACAACAAAACGCTGCACTCGCCACCTACGCCGCAACACTAGCCACCATCCAACACCAAACCAACCAAGCCGCACAACAAGCAGCAACCCAAGCCACCACCACCACACACCACCACCTCCAAAACTACACAACACAAACACTCCCCCAACCCACACCGCCACCACCCCCAGAAAAAATAAAACTCACAAACCTAAAAACCAAAATCACCCAAATAGCAACCGCAATATCACTCGGCATAAACCTAGCCACCCAACAAGCCACACGACACACCACCCAAACACTCACCCAACAAATCCAAACCGAAGGCTGGCAATGGGTCGCACAACTCGACAAACGCACATGCCGCTCATGCATCATGCACCACGGAGAAAAACACCTAAGCGGGGAACTACACTCACACCCAAACTGCCGATGCGTCATGGCACCGCTCCTAAGTCAGTATCCTGACACGACCGCTCGCAACTCTGGTAGAGAGTGGTTTGACTCACTCGATTTCGACTCGCAGGTGGAAGCTATAGCGGGTGTGGCTTCTTCGCCTCAGGGCATGGAAGTTGTGCGTGGTCTGGCTGATGGGTCTATTGCGTGGTCTGATTTGTCGAGGCGTGCCCGCTGGTATGATGGTTCCATGTATTGGACTCAGCGTAATTTGTCTGACATTTTGTCTAGGAGGAAATAGTGTCTAGTGTGCGCTTGATTGAGGCTGAGGGTGAGCCGACTGGCTCCCTTGTTGCTGTGACTATCATTACACCGGGTAAGGGGTCTTCTGGTGATTATCCACTGGAGACTATTAAGAAGCTTGCCGAGTCGCCTATCTGGGATAAACCTGTACATATGTACATGAACCATGCAACTGGCTCTGAGCGTGCATCCCGCCCCGAGGGCGACATTCGTGAGCTTGCTGGTGTGATTGATGGTCGCCCAGTTATTGATGATTCTGGTGCGCTGGTTGGGCGGGCGAAGATTTTCCCTGAGTACCGCGACTTTATCCGTGAGCGTGCACCGTATATAGGTGTGTCTATTAACGCATCTGGTATAATGGCGCCTGGAAAAGACCGCGTAATTCAGGAGATTACACAGGTTGATTCTGTTGATTTTGTTACGAAGCCGGGGCGCGGCGGGAAAATTACTGCCGTCCTGGAATCTAGTAGAGAGGTGGACGGCATGGCAGATAACATTGTTGAAGCTGATGGCGTACCCGTGGCTAAGCCAGCACCTGCAACTATGCAGAGCGCACCTAAGGTTGAGTCACCCGAAGTTACTGAACTGAAGAAGCAGATCGAAGAGCTGAAAGAAGAGCGCGACGAACTTGCTGAAAAGGTTAAAGAACTTGAAGCAGAGAGCGCAAAGAAAGATGCTGAGGCTGTCGTATCTGAGGCATTCCGCAACGTAGACGCGCCCATGACGCGTAAGATGCTTGTAGAGTCCGCAGCGTCACTGAGCAAGGCTGAGTTCGAGACCCGCGTACAGGAATCCCTGCGCGAAGTACTCGCAGCGAAGAACGCAACCTCACCCGTCTACGGCATGGGTGCACACGTGCAGGAGTCACAGTCCGCAACCGTTGACGACATTCTCTCGATCATGAAGGGGCTATAAACAAATGGCTACTAATGTTTCCTACGGCAAAGGTGAGCACATCGCCCTCATTGCTGACAAAAAGTACGTATCCGGTGTACCCGTACGCATCGGCGCTATCGCAGGTGTAGCGATGACTACCGCAGAACAGGGGCAGAAAGTCACCATCTGGCGCAACGGCTCCTACCGTCTGCCCGTCAAAGAGACCGTGCAGGCTGGCGCTATCGTCAAGCTCGGCACCGACGGTGTACTCACCACCGGTGCAGGCAAAATCTGGGGTGTCGCACTCCAGACCTCCGCATCCGCAGGCGCAACCATTGAGGTCGCACCCGTAGGCGTAGCATTCGACTAAAGCAAAGGAACAAAATTCTAATGAGTGAATTTCTCAACTACGACAAGCTACGCGACACCGGTGCGAACGCCCGCGTAGCAGAAGCCGCCACCATCCTCCGTGATGGTATCCGTGGCGGATACAGTGCACAGGCTCGTTTGCAGGAAGCGCTTACTACTAGCGACTTCCCCGCCCTTCTCGGTCGCGCTTTCGAGTACGAAGTCTTGGACTTGTACCGTGGCTACGAAACCCAGTGGCAGAAAGTAGCGCAGACCACACGCCTGTCATCCTTCAACCCAACTCCCCTGGCTACCCTCGCAGGCGACATCGACTACGTGCACGTCAATGAAGCGGAAGAGTACAAGGCAGCCGACCTGTTGCCTGGCACTGTCCAGATCAAGAATGACAAGTATGGTCGCGTGTTCCCCTTCACCTGGGAAGACGTAGTAAACAAGAACTGGGACAAGCTCACCCAGATTCCTAAACGCCTCGCAGCTGGTGCCGCTAAGCTCGAAGACAAGGTAGTGTTCTCTACTCTGTTCGACGCTCAGGGTATCAACCAGGCATTCTTCTCGGGTGCTTCTGCAGCTGACACCAAGGCTCTGTCTCTTGAGTCTCTGAAGGCTGCATACGCTGCTGTGTCTGGTCGTGACGGCGTGCATGGTTCCGCTATCGACATCGAGCGCATGGTTCTGGTCGTGCCGTCCGCGCTCGCTGTCCAGGCACGCGAGATTCTGGGCGCTAAGGAAATCCGCACAAAGTCCGGTAACTCCGAGACTGTTTCGGCTAACTTCCTTTCGTCGAATATTGATATTGCTGTTGTGCCGCAGCTCGCGCAGCTGAACCCGGCTGTCACCAAGAAGAACACTACCTGGTTCCTTCTGCCTGCCGCTGGTTCCGCTAACCCGGCTATCCAGCGCGCTACTTTGGTTGGACACGAAACACCTGACCTGCGTATCAGCAACAACACTGGTATCTCCGTTACTGGTAGCACCATTGATGCGCGTGAAGGTGGCTTCTCGGATGATACTATTGCTTACCGTGGTCGCCACGTAACTGGTGCGGCTGCTGTGTTTGCTCACGCTGCATACGCATCTGACGGCACCAAGTAAGCTATACTGAGAGGGTGAGGCTCTATGTCTCTGA